CCGGTATCCATATCTCAGGATAGCTATGGATCAGGGGCAGGCAGCACTTACTGGCTTGTATACGCTCGCATTCTCTAAGGTAATGAAGGAATTACACAGTGCTACTGGTCATGATTTTGCACCAAAGGGGTTCATGGAGCCTGACTATGACAAGTTGTGGCAATCTGTCGAGCCAATCATTCCGTTCCTAAGTGATATGCCGCCTGTGATGAGAGCGATGATGGGTTACCTTAACAACTATGACTCATACTTTGATTCAGACATATATAGAGGTAAGGAGCTGCCTACCTCCGACAGGGGCAAGGAGAGAAGTCCTGACACACACTTCTTATTTTCAGCGATTGCTGACACACTTAACCTTGCGTTGCCGGGAGAGCCGTTCTCCCCAGTGAGGTTGAGATATGTATTCTCACAGTTCATCACCCCATCTAACTCAGCTGTCAAGTTCTTGGATATTACTACGACATCTGTAAAGGATTACTTGTCACCTGAAGAAGGGATCAAGCTTGAGAAGACAAAGATGGAATCATTCCTTGAGCTAAACAAGAAGATACCATTACTCAGTAGACTCATTAAGTGGACTGATGGGACTAACCTTGAGATGGACAAGAATGCTGAGGAGGCAAGGCTAAGTGTAAACTCTGAACGAGCGGATGATAATACCCTTATTAATTACCATCTGGATAAGTTTAGGAGGGCTAGGGGCCACAAGGAACAGCTTGAGGTATCTAAGGATGCATTCATTGTAATACGTAACTCAAAGAATCGTGAACACGCAGCTAGACTTAAGCGTAAGTGGGATAATGCAGTCGAGCTACACAGGAAGGTGGGTCACGTTGAAAACCCTTGGATGTGGTACAAGATAAAAGGTGAGCGTGACCCGGTGACCAGAGCAAGGATGTTTTATAACGCATATAAGAGTGCCACACCCGATACCAAGATTGAAATGAATAACATACTGCGTAAAATCCCACATATAGACAACAAAGATTTCAGAAGAGAACTTAATAGGTTGAATAGATGAAGGGATTTAGCGATTACATGACAAAGGATGGCGTGCGTGTGATACGTGTCCACTACTCAGCCGATGAGGATAAGGACATGGATACGCCAGCTGGCAAGCAATGGTTATCCAAGGCATTGCGTGGCTATCCCGGTGGTATGGAGGGAGCTAAGTGGCGCAGGGAAATGGAGATCGACTTCAACGCACAAGGAGGTCAGCTTGTATTCCCACATATGGAGAAATACCGGGAGCGAATATACATTGCACCCTTCGAGATCCCCGATGACTGGAAACTATATGGCGGCTTTGACTATGCTGGGCGTGGGACAACAGCTTTCGTGGTAGTAGCGCATGACAAGAAGAATGATGATTACTATTTAACACACGAGTTCTACAAAAGGAACTCAGGCTATGTCGCTACTTGTGAAGCTATTAAGAAACATAAACTGTATGACCGTCTAGAGTGGATTGTAGCTGATCCTAGTGTATGGGCTAAGACACAGGAACGTGCTGGCGTAACCGATCTTGTCAGCATGGCACAACTGTTTAGTGAACAGGGAGTCCACTTCATTAAGGGTACACGTGGTGGTGATACTGAGTTTGCTGAACTGATTAACGAACAGATGTGGGGCAAGCTTGATAACAAGAAGGGAGCGCACAGTAATCCACGCTATAGGATCTTCCAGAGTTGCAAGAGTCACTGGAGTGAGATGTCTCAGTGGAGATACGCAGAGTGGGCTAACGTGACAGGTCAGCATAAGAACGTGAAGGAAACTATGATTGACAAGAACAACCATAGCATTGATGCAACGAAGTATGTGTTCAAAATGTTGTCCACTAACTGGATGGCTGAGAAGGTAGACAGCTTCGATGTTAGTAAACATATAGTAAACTAAGGAGAACAGCATGGGCATCAAAGTAGTAGGGAAAAAACGTGGCAGAAAGATGACACCGTACAAACCTAAGAAGAAGGAAGACCCAGCTGACGGACTTAAGCCATACAGGCCCAAGAAACCAAGGAAGCCAAAGAAGAGGAAGGGTGCCAAGGTAAGGAAATTGCCTTACTATGGTGAGCGCAAAAAAACTAGACGAAAAAGCATATAGTAAACTAAGGAGAACGGCATGGTATCCAAGTATGACCCAAAGAAAAAGATCGATCCTAAGAAATTCTTAAGGAAAGGGCCAGCAGTAATGCCAAAGAAAAAGATTGACCCTAAGAAATACCTAAAAAAAATGAGGAGTAAATAAATGCCAAAATATAACACCAACAAAGAGAACGAAGCAGAATTCGGTGATGACTATGCCAAGTCAACTAACCTGATGGGTGATCTGTGTAACGCTTGCTTCACTGATGCAGGGCGTAGAGAGATGGGACAGAAGGTAGGTAATGTGGTTGACAGTTCCAGTATGACACCTAATAAACATCACGGGATAGATGGATAACAAGATTGACGTAACACAAGCTGGCTTGTCATTACATTATAGGAGTGCGTGGCATCCATGTGAGAGAGTGACAGCCAGCTTATTCCTTGGCAGTGATGATCATCCCAATGCTTATTGCGCTGTATCCGCAAAGATACCACGCATATACTTAAGGAAAACTAAGCAATGGATTGACGATCCTGAGTACCACGTGTTCAACGAGGTATCAGGCAGGCTGTCAGAAGAGTTCATCGAAGAGCTTAGACAGTTCATGAACGATAACAGAGTAGAGAGACTGATCCTTGTCTGCTCTGATGAAGAGATGCGTAACAGAATACGTAAGCAGTTAGGAGTGCGTGTAATATTTGAGGATGAGAAACGGAGAAATCATAACTCAATTATTCTACGTGAATGGTTCGCACGCACTAAGAACAACGGTGAGGGATCACAACTTAAGGTATGGGGCAGATGTTCAGAAGCCATCAAGGCAAATTACCCACCAGCTCGTGATTGCATGGTGAGACTTCTGGAGTATTACGACAAGAGCAAAGGGGCTAAGACGTATGTGCCTAGTCCTAAACTCAGAGCTGGGTATCATTAGAGGAATTATGTTAAAACAATTAGAAGAAATCAAAGAAATGAAAGTTCTACTTCTGCCTGAGAACTATCAAGACCCCTATCCATTCACACAGAAAATAGTAAGGCTATGTGAGCATCTAACTAGCGCAATCGAAGAACTTGATGCCAAGGTAGATGCCATGCTATGCACGCCAGAGCAAGAGGCTGAAGATGATTTAAGTTCAGTGATCACTGATGCACCCAAGAAAAAGCGAGGTAAATAATGTCTGACTTAGGCGAGGCAATCGAAGAAGGGGCGAATATAGGCAAGCACTATGACAAGCAAGACAAGTTCATAGAGCTGCTCATAATGCATCCATCACAGAGTAAGTATAGGTCAGCCATGTTAGCTGGCTATGCTGTCAAGTCTCTGGAGAAACGTGTGCCTGCCCTGATGAAGGACAAGAAGTTCTTGGCTAGATGGGAATCACGTAAGGAAGAACTTGAAGAGAAAGTAGAATGTACACTGGACAAGGTGGCTAAGGAGTACGCTCGTATAGCCTTCCTTGATCCCAGTGACTACTACAAGTTTACTCAGGACGGTGGCATTGAGGTTAAGAAGTCTAACTTCACTGACCTCAAACCAGTGGCAGAGATAGAGGAAGCACGCTCTGGCAAGGGAGCCAATGGCAAGAACCTGATTAAGCTTAAGTTCTATAACAAGATGGATGCACTTAAATCATTAAGAGATATGTTCGGATATGACAAACCAACTAAGCACGCAGTCGCAAGCGTTATCGGGGCTGGACAAGGAGTCAGTGGCAAGAGCATTGAAGAGGCTATCACCGGACTCCTTACAGGAATTGCACCAGCTTCTACTTCTAAAGGAATGGATAGCTCACCCAAATAACTTCATCTTCTCTGGCATAGTAATGACCAAGGATGAGCATGACTCAGACACGCCAGTGAAGCCCTTCCCCCCGAAGGATTACTTAAAGGCTGTCATTAGTGCAGTGCATGAGTCGAGTAGAGTGTTCATCCCCAAGAGTAGACAGATACGTATGTCTTGGGTGATGGTTTTGTACGCTCTATGGATGGCTATGTTCTTTCCTCATCAAAGTATATTTATCCAGAGTAAGAAGGAAGAGGATGCCGCATCACTGGTGTATGACAAGAAGCCAGAGAACAGCCGTATGTCATTCGTGTATCATCACCTGCCAGAGTGGCTGAAGGAGATGAACCCAGTTGAGTGTAGTTACTCGAAGATGAGGTTTGCTAACGGGAGTATAGTGTGGGGGATTCCAGAAGGAGGGCACATCATCCGATCTCATACTGCTAGTCTTGTGATATCAGATGAGTGTGCCTTCCAACCAGAATTTGAGAACGCCTACACGGCAGCTGTTCCTATGGCTAAGAAGATAGTAGGCTTATCTTCAGCGAATGGTGGGACATTCTTCGGGGATATAGTTACTGAGGTTATTTAGGTGGTTTAACCCAAATGTAAACACAAACCTTCTTAAACATCAGCACACTATTGATAGGCCCAAACTTTAAGAAGTACATTGGGAATTGGAATATAACTCTCAGCGTTGCAATTATTTTATTCATCTTTTAAGTTTTTCCCATAGCATTAGAGGGGTGAACACCATCACTAGCATTAGTGTGATTAGTACCTGAAGAATAAATCTGGTTACTCTAATAGTGAAAGCCATCAGTACAACCACGTTAGCAACTGCTCTTTGTCCTGATCAATATCAACATGGATGAAGTCCCTCGCTATACCAACACGTTGAAAGATGTCATACTCATGTATCAATGCCAGTACCATGAAGCGTTGGCGTGACCCTGATATAGCTATGTCTGCTGCAAGACCTTTAATGTGGCTACTCATGCTACCCACTGGCTTGTTAATACTTAGCGGATGGTGAGGGCATCGATACCCAGATGTAATCTTAAGTGGATGACCATAATATGAACGCAGTTCATCCAACCTGTACACTAACTCCATCGCTGTCTCGTTATTACCGCAATGTGTGCAATCAAATTCTTTTGGGCTGAAGTACTCTATGCCCCAGTTGTCTCCATCTAAGAAGTCTATGTTAGATATTCTTTCTATCATTTAGTCATCTCCTCCAGTTCAGCAATAGTCTTCTTCATTCGGGCAAAGTTTTTATCCTTAAGATCCATCTTGCCTTCTATGTAGATCACGTACTCTATGATCAGTCTTAGCTCCTTGTACGCCTTCGTCTTCTTACCACCTACCTTGATCAACTCATTTTGCAGGTTTTCCATTGCAACATCAGGGCGTTCAATCTTGTAGCGTAGGTCTAGCTTTTTATCCGTCATCCAACACTCCTCCACTTGTATATTTTTATGAACGTATCAACGTCCACTGTCATCCGATCATGTCCGAATGATGTGGTTGGCTGTTTATTAGCCATGCCAATCTCTATTACTACACTCCAAGGTTGCCTGCTCTTGCGATAGAACAGTACAGGCCAAGTGTTTACTTCAGCCTGCTCCTTAGCCTGATCCCACCATGAATTGATAGATAATGTTTCGCACCGCTTCACCTCTAACGCACAGCCTTCCAGCCCGATCACATCGTATCCACCTTCAGCTGTCTGCATAAGGTTACGCTTGAACTCACCACCTAACTTCTCAGCCAGTAGCTTGCATACTTCACGCTCACCACGCTGGCCCTTGTTACGACTTGCTTTGCTCACGTACCCTCCTGCGCTTCAGAAAATAATCCATGTAAGTAAACAATATCCCTAGATCAATAATAATAATGTCGTACTGACCAGTGTAGATCCATCGTGTGATCCACAATCCTTGCAACACTATGCCTAGCGGTATCGCCCACCTATGATGGTGATTAGTCAGCCCCCATATGGAGAACAACGTAGTACACGAGAGCATGACATACAGATATTCAATCAAAGATGACTCCCTTCATGTTTCATTGCTTCCTGTTCAACACACTTGAACTCTGCTGACCTCACATCTTCAGGCAATCCCTTGGTCACCACGTTGCCTATAACAAATTCACGTTTAGCATTACATTCATCCATCGTGTTGAACTCACCAAGCACTTGTTCCCGTGGCTCACCTGCCATCGTCATCCACATCACTATCATCGCAAACACCATTTGACTCCTCCTTGTCTATTAGCTCTGTTAAGTACTCCAAGTGTGTAGCTATTACTTCCAGTTTCTGCTGTTGCTCCTTGACCACGAAGCTTAGACTGCTGATCACGTTTCTTGTGGTAGTATTGAGCCTCTCAGCTTTTTGCCCTCGTGCATCCACTTAATATCCTCCTTGTCTAGTAGTTTGAGTGCTTCCAACTCTGATACTTTGTATACAACTTCATCGAACTTACCGTTGAGCTGGTCGAACATCTCGTCCTTACACAGGTAGAACGATTCATCTAACAACGGTGACCACATCATGACGTAACCATTGCGTGCTAACAGGTTACGCCACTCATCGTTCTTGCTGATGTTGAGCTTCTTAAAGGTGTAATCCAAGGCGTAGCGTTGTAGCTCAATGCTCGTATACTCTGGATGCTTTGCCTTGGTGTCATCATACATTTCGTCATACACTTCATTAACAATTGTCCCCATTAAAGAGAGAGCTTGCGGCCTTAAGGGCTTGCATCCCTTCTTGTCTAACAACTTGGCTGCTTCCTGTTCGTAGTCCATCTGCCTCCGTTATGGTTTGAGTGTTTTGGTTATAGTTGATAGGAACAATGAATGGCGCACGTCCGTTCCTGTTCTTAGCACCCTTAATGTAATACTGCTTGAACTGTTCCGGTGCGTCAGGCCCAGTGTCAGAGTTCTTCATCATCTCGAAGTATAAAATCATGAACAGGTCAGCGTCTTGCGCTAACTGCCAGCACTCACCTACGTTACCGATATCAGGTTCCTTATCCCCATCACGATTCATCTGTGCTACAACAAGAGCCTTGATGTCTAACGGTACGCATGTCTTTTTGAGCAACTGATTGTATCGACCAAGACTGATACGCCTGTTGTTCTCTTTCATTGAACGCTCATCACCATCGATGTGACCGATGTAATCAAGTATCACCAGCTTAATGCCGTACTTACTGTGGTACTTATTGATCAGGCTGATGATCTTATTTATGTTCTTTGATTTGTTATGCGTGATGTACAGCTCAGAGTTCTCTATCTTACTGGCTATCTTTGCTACCTCTGCGAAACGTGATGGATCTTTGTACTCACCCAGCTCTATCTCATCTACTGCCACCCCTGATAAGTTAGCCAGCACACGACACATGATCTGATCTATGTCCATCTCAAGGTTGATGTATAGAACTGGTATCTTTTGAAGGGCAAGGTTGAGAGCTATGTTCAGAGATAGGGCTGTCTTGCCTACGCCAGTACTGGCTGCCACGACATTGAGATCTCTGAGTTGTTTGATGTACTTATCCAGACCACGTATGCCTGTCTGTAAACCACGGTAGCCATCTGGATTCTCGAAACGTGCCTTAGCATTAGTGAATGACAACTCAGCCAGTTGCTTAGGTGTGAACACATCCTTGTCCGCACCCTTCTCACTCGCCTTGTTCATTAGGTTGAACACTGATCCATATGCATCCTCTAACAATGCAGATGGATCATCGCTGATCTTATGAGCTTGCTCTATATAACGGGTCATCTTACCTATGAAGCTACGCTGTATGGCAAGTGACCTGACCTTGTCACAGTGATGAGTGATCGCTTGCGAGGTAGGAGCGTAGTCTTCCACAGCTGACACCCACTCTACACCACCTATCTCTTCAAGCTTGTTGCTGTTCCTTAACTCATCACATAACGACAACATGTCCACAGCTTTTTCCTGAGTTGATAACTCTACAGCTGTGTTGTAAAGGACACGACATCTCGAACTAAAAAAGTATGACGAGTCAATCGTTGACATTGCGACATGAATAGCGTCCTTGTCTCTCAGGATAGAGGAAAGGATTGTCATCTCTGACTCTTCGCTGAAAGGAGCTGTATCAGTTATCATCGAATAGCTCCTTCCTCATGCGCTCACGGTACTTATCTTCACAATCCGCTTGCGCTTGCTGTAGTTCTGATAGGGAGACAGCACACTTTTTCTTATAGTGCGAGTCACGTGCGCCACCTATACTGGCGTAAAACTTCATGTAGAACTGGAGTGTCTTGCCACCTTGTAACCATTCGAGGTCTGACTCAAGTAGGAACTGGAAGTCAGCCAGTACTTGATCGAAGCCACCCCTCTTCTTTGCTATTGTGGTGAGTATCGGGTAGTCCTTACCACCGTATGGCATAAAGCCACCACCGAAGTAAGCCCTATACATATCATCCATGATTGCCAAGGTATCCTTGGCGTTCATACTCATATCCAATGCTCCCGTAGCTCCGTGCTGATGTCATAGATTTGTTGATCTGTTAACTTGTGCATATTCGGGATCGTTCTCTCCAGTAACCTGAGCTGCTCAACTAAGCTGTCTCTTTTCTTTAGCCTGTCATGCGACTTAACTGTCTCTCTATCGCTCTCCATCGATTCAAGTTTCATATTCAGCTCCTCCACCTTTTTTCTGATTGCCCTAGTAGCCTTCTTTATGCGGTTAATATCTCTCATATGTGTGTACTCCTGTATACATACCCCATTGCTGTGCCTGACATTCGCCTAATCTAACAGACTCAAGTACTCGTACATCTTAGCACGCTTAGTGGGGTTCATTTTGTTGTACTTCTCCGTCACCTCTGTGAGCTTATGGTTTGATAACCTTTGAACCCAGTCATGCGGTACGCCTGCATCATACAGTCTTGTAACAAAGGTGCGCTTGAAGCTATGCACATCTGTGTTAGCTATCTCAGGGAATGCCTCCGTTGCCTGCATACGTGCTGTCTGGTACGCAGTAGAGTTAATGGTCTTGATAGGCATACCATTGTGAGTGAATACATAGGAGGACACCTTACCTTGGGAGTCTATAATATCCTGAGCAGTCTCATTAAGTACCACATATGCGTCCTCAATCATGTGTCTCTCTGACTTCATATACTCCCTTGGCACTTGAAAATAATAGATGTCACCATCATTTTTGTACCAGTCCCACTGTAGATTACACACTACTGACTCACGCTGACCAGTGTGAATACTGAACACAGCCATGTCACATAAATGATCTGGCAAATAAGAGAGCAGCTCTCTCTCCCATTCTGACTCAAGGTGGTGCTTACTCACTGACGGCTTGAGCTTTAAGCGTTGCTTCTCGCTATCATCAAGTAGCCTAATGTTCTCCCAAACTTTCTTGGAGAGAAGGTTGTATTCAACGATAGCTTTTCTGCCCATCGTGTTTATTAATGATAACTCCTTGTTGATGGTGTTACCTGTCACTCCATCCTTGGCACGCTTGGCTACATACTTGTTCAGCGGATAGATGGGACGGGTCATATCTACCTCCTTGGGCCTGACAAGTTCACTCATCATAATGCCACCAATGAATGGTCGTAACTTTTTGACATACTCAAAGTCTTTGTTGGCTGACTTTTTTGTGAGCATTGGCAGATGCTTGACTGCTACCTCACCGAAGGTGACATCCTTGTACCCACCACGTAATTGTTCTTCTCTACATTTGCTCACCATGTCTGCCAGCATTACCTCCGCAAGTGCTTTGTCTGCCGTGCCAGTAGATTGTCTAACTCTGCGTCCGTTGTAGACCCCTTCGATGTGAAGCACTGACGAGTCTTTTCTTTTTCTAAGCTTGAGTCCTGACATTTTGTCTCTCCTTTCTCACAAGTCTGACTCGCACCGTCCCTAATCATATCACATACCTTAATGATATCATCAACATCGTAGAAGATGGCACGATCAGACAGCTTGATTTCTTTAAGCAGTGGCTTGATGCTGCTATTGAATAGCGTCCTGCCCATCCCTAAGAACTCTGGTACGCTTGTTTGTCTTATCCATTTCTTGTTCACGCTTTTTCCTCTCCCAGTAATGTTTCTTATATGACTCTGCATTCATTCTGTTTCGTCTTTTTCTTTTGCATTCAAGATCTGAACACGTTACTTGACCTCTTCTTGCATCCTCAACAAACACATTACACTCTGAGCAATTAATATCTATCTGGGTATGACCTCTCTTTTCCCTTGCTTTATTACGTACCATTCTTGTCTTGCATAGTGCGGAACCACACGACTGCGCTTCCATCCTTCTGTCTGTTACTATGACCCCACATACTAGGCACTTTAATGTCTTAGTCTGTGTCTT